TAGGTACTACTATTGAATTTCCTGATTGGTGGTACAGTGTTCTGTTCATTTTTCCCGGTTCAACTTTGCAGGTTGACTCTGCTGCATAATAATCTTCGTCAGAATACCCCATCAACCGCCAACATTCCAATTCTGTTAAATACCTATATTTTCCATCCCCTAAATCAATGACCTGTGCCGGGGTTCTGTCCTGTCTTGTAGTTATTGTATTTGCATAATCTTCAATAACCTTTGCCCTTCTGATTCCTTTTTTGCCTATCGAATTGTATACGCTTGGTTGTGTCACCATGTAACAATCAGATACATTTCCTGATTCAAGAAAATTTGAAATATCACGCATTGGTCTTTTCTGCATCAACTCAAAATCAAAAGGGTGATCACCTAAAACAGAAACAGTAAAACATCTTTGTCTTGCTTGCGGTATACCATAATCACGTGCATCTAAGACTTTGTAGTTATTGGAATATCCAAGCTTTTCCATATACGACAGGTATCGGTTGAAATTGTGAATCATGTGTTTTGATAAAACATTCTTTACATTTTCCCACACAACAACAGTTGGTTTCCATTCTCCCATCTGTTCGATAATGTGTACTGTTTCCCACATCAATGATGATCTTGTTCCTGAACCTTCATCAGCACCTTTACCCTTGTTAATTCTTCCATCGGCTGCTGTTGCCTTCCCTTGATGTCCGGCAATACTAAAATCTTGACAGGGTGAACCATGAATTAAAATGTCAGGTTTTAAATTCCAATTAACAACTGACTGTGTTTCATATGACAGTTCATCAGCAAACATTGCATTGTACGATCTGACCGCTTTTTCATCTATTTCAACATAATCTATTGCCTTTACAGGTATACCCATATTTCTTAACGCAACCCTTGGTGAACCGATTCCACCGAATAATTCAATAATTTGTATCTTTTTCATCTTCATCACCATCCTTTACCGGGCAGTGATCACAATCACCATTTGCAGCACCAAAACACCCCCAACAATCATCAATTTCTTTTGTCTTTGGTTTATACTTCTTAGCTGTTGCAGCTAATGCCATTACTACAGCACCAAGGATTAACCCAACCGTAAGACCAACGCAAAAACAAACTGTACCTGTTAATACTAACTTTTCCATACTGTCACACCTTTCTAAATATCCTGATAGATTTACCACCTACCTTAGTTACTACTGTTTCAAACCCCAACCGCTTATTGATCTGCTTACTGAACACGATGTTTGACATTGGTTGCATACCACAATCAGCACAAAACACCTGATACCTGCTGTACACGTCACCTGTTGGTTCATCCTCAATCATTTCAACACCGCATTCATCAATAAATGCCTTGATTGGGTTATTTTCGTTTTCATATTCATCAATCTGTTCAGCCACTTTTTCAGACTTGGTGAACTCATTGTTTTCAATGATTCTTTTCAGTCCTTCTACACCTACCCTGATCAGATATTCAACTGAACTTTGTTCAACCAACTGATACTTGATATAAGGGTTGTAATCCGGGTCAATCTCACCACTTGGTAAATACTTTGTAAATCTTGCGTTGAATGGAATAATCACCAAACGTCTAAGAACTGCCCCTGTCTTATCTTTCATTCTTGGTATATCATTTGCTGAAAACAGCAGCTTCACATAAGGGTTAAACTCAAAAGGGTCTTGCCCTTTTCTTTCTGCTTTGATTCTGTTACCTGTAACTACTTTCTTGAATGTTGCTACCTGTGAACCTTGCAGGAAGTCATCACCAATATCATCACCGATATTTGCCAGTTTTCCGAACATCATTGATGTGCTGAACCTGTCCCCTAATTCCTTAAGGTCAAGTGCTGATATATTCCCATCACCAAGAATTGCTTTGACACAATCAAGGAATGTACTCTTACCATTGGACTTGTCACCTGTCAGGATGAATGCCTTACCAAGTTCATTCCTGCGATAAAAGCAATAGCCAATACATTCTTCCAGTAATGCCCTGATCGGTTGATCACCGCAAGCTAATTTGTTCAGTGTATCATCAGCAAGTTCACTGTAGGCTTCCGGGTTATAATCCCAAGGTATTTGATTGGTTATTACCAAATCAGGGCTGAATGGTTGCATTTGTCCGGTCACAATATCCAACACACCGTTCCTGAATGCTATATAACGTGCATCTGCCTGTGCTTTTTCATCAGCTATAAGTTCCATATACTCTAATACTTCTCTTCGCTGTGTCTTTTTCAGGTTAGGTATCTGATTGATCATAGCTGTTTCAATAGCCTTGTACCCAACCTGATAAATCCCATCTTGATAGATATGTAACTGATTACTTATACTGACTACATTTTCATTGTTCTTAAGCCATGTTGCAAAACGGTCAAACAGGAATGTCTTATCACAAAAGAATACAGGTTTTTGAAATGCTTCATCCCTAAGAATCACTTCCAGTTCATCATCAGATAACGGCTCTTTCAGAACAAATCTGTTCAGAATCCTGATACATTCTCTTGTATCATCAACACTAAAATCATTTGATGTAAGTGTCAGGATATAATTGAATAATGCCTGATTGCGTCCGTCACCTGCATCCATATCAAGAAAGTCAACCGCTGTACGAACCGGGAACAACCATTTTGGAACTTCCTGATATGTTCCACCTTCTTCAATGTCCCACTCAATAAAGCGTTCTTCACCGTCAATCTTGATTACTTCATATGATGAACGTGTACCAAGTTTTATATCTGCTGTCAGACCAACCGCAAGCGGTACGTGTGTCCTGTTCCTTGTAATACTATGATTCTTAAATAAAAAATGTCTGCCACGGCTTGTACAATACACCCGGCAATCAAGCTGATATTCTTCCACAATGTTCATTAAAATTTCAGACTGTTCAGCATCGTCAATATCTATCAGGATGGTATCATCAGCAAGAACACCACCGAACCCTTCAAGATTCTTCACTTCGTCATAAGTGCGGTATTTTGTCCGGTCTTTGAATGCTTCGATTGCTTTCTTGCCTTTTGTCTTTATGTACCCTTTGTACAACATCCTGTTTCACCATCCTTTAACTAAATACTTCTGACAGCAATTTACTGAAAAATTCTTTGTCCCTGATGCTGTCCTTATATTCCTTTTCGGCTGACCTCAAATCTGCCTTTTTCTCTTTCAATGTGTCCCGGCTTTCTTTCACATTTGTCATGTAATGCTTGTAACCGTTACTACCTTTCTTATGCTGTGACCGCAAATATAACCAGTGCTGCACGTTCATTTCAGCATCTTTCACTTCTGCCTTATTCCGGTCAATCCTGTTTTCGGTAATCATTGTAATATTGTCCAACCCTTCCATTCTGTACTGAATGTGATCTTTGATCTGATTCACAATGTCAGGGTTATCACTTCGATTGATTAACTTAATCAGCTTACGAACCTTTGAGATACTTCTACATGAAAGAAATTCTTCAAGATGAATAAGCATCTGACCATGATCATATTTGATTGTAATGTCTGTCATGTTCCCACCTTTCCGGTATTATGCTACAATACCAAATTGTTTCAGTCTTTTTCTTGCTAAATCTATGTACCACTGCTTATCTAATTCCGGTGGTACTTTAACCCCAATTACAGAATCGTTATAAATGAAACTGTGATCAGGTGTGTTTCCAAATTTTTCACCCTTTGGTTTTACAACCTTACGTCTTAACAACCTACCGTCTGTAACACGATTAGAAGCAAACACACGATAAGATTTATAAGTATATTTTTGTGTGGTAGGATATGACCACACTTCTGTTCGTGTACCGTCCCGGTGTTTTGTTGTCTTAATGATCTGACCAGTTCCATGTTCATGCTCGACCCAGTTATAATTGTTTGACAGCTTCACTATTTTTTGGAACATAATCAAGTCATCACACTGATTGATTGTCTGTTCAACAGGTATCTTTTTCACCATGTAGTCAACCAACGCTTTATTCAGTATTGGTAAGTCATTATCAATAGCAGAAAGTTCTTTGACGTAAGCACCAATTCTTTCAACACCGCCATCAGTACCAATCCAAAGGTAATTGTTTACGTCCTTCTGATAGATTTCTGATATATTGTCAAGTTCAAGTAATATTGAACATTGTTCAGTTGAACAACGCTGTTCCCACTCCCAACAAATATCATCAACCATTTCAAAGGCTTCATCAGTGTCAGGAATCCAAATGATCAGACCATCAGTGTTTGACTGAATCAGTTCAAGTCCCGGCACAACTTCCAAATGCTCAATCAGATCAAGCAACATCAACTGACCGTTGATACACATACAGTTGTTATTACGTGGATCGTATGCAGCATTGGTTTCATCTTTCATTGCCCCTGAAAGTGCATTCAGCATCTTCTTATATGGCAACTGTGCTTTTTTCCATTGCTTTGCTTCTGCCTTTCTTCCGACTTTAGCTGCTGCGACCTGTTTCTTTTTCATAGCTTTTCTTGTGTCATACACCAGTTTGAAGTTGTTATTGGTTGCTGCCCTTGTTACAAGTCCCCATGCAATCAGCATTGACGGATAGTAATTATTTACGTCTACATGAAGAATCTGACCTTTCCGGTGTATCGGCTTATCAGATGCACCATGCAGACCGCCAAAACCAAATGTGTGCGGTATTCCTGCAACAATCGTTTCAAAGTTCTGTGACTTATACCAAGTCTTTTTATCTTTCTTGTCAAAATCCTGTAACCCCATTTCAAGGGCTTCTTTTCTTTTCTCTGCAAACCATTCCTGAACATATTTATATTTTTTCAATTTCAGGCATGGCAGAAAAAAGAAATCAAATTCATCACCAAAATGAGTTTTTGAACACCCAAGAACCTTTGCTGTTATCCGGGCTTCACTATCTCCAATGTCATACAATGAAGTTTCTTTTGGAAATGCCTGTATAATTCCATGAACTGCATTGAACTCACTGACCTTTTCAAGAAATACCTTGATCGTCTGTTCTACGTCATGCCTACAGTATTTAACCGTCTGTTCTATTTCTTCCTGTGTCAGTTTCCTTTTGATACGGAAATCAACATCTGTTTCTTTAATATTTGAACCAAGAAAACCTTCCATTGTTTTCAATCCGACTGTTTTCATGGTTTCATCGTTGCTTGGCATTACATCATAGTTGATCATGGGTAATTTATTGAATGCTCTTGAATATTGCCAACCTTCTTTATTGTCAACGATAATCCAGTCATTGATCTTTTTAGGATTCATACCAAGCAGAATACCTTTCATGATGTACTGATCGTAGTGACGGTTGTTAAATCCTACCCATATATCTTTTCTATTTGCTTCATATAAGGCTTTTAGCTTATCAGGGCTATTTATTATCACGTGTTCTTTCTTCTTCGTCACATCAATGAATACAGCAAGCCAATACTTTTCAAAAACCTCAAAATCGTAGAATATCATTTACTAAATCACCAACTTTTTTTTGAAAAAGCGGTGTGCGTTTTACACACCGCCTTAAGTGTTATCTTACTGCAAAGTAGATGTTTTATCTACTTTTAAATTAAAAATTTTTACATATCGAATGCTTCATTGATAGTAATTGGATTGAAGTCATCAGCCTTATAGGTAACTGCTGCACCAACTTTACCTTGTACTTCCTGAAAAATATCAAGTACGCAATCAGCAAAATCACTGTAGTTGATAAATTCCGGTACTGTATCTGTTTCAAGTTTATCAAGCCATGTGCAAACAGATTTGATTGCCATGCCATTAGTCCACTTCTGTGAAGTATTGCCGGAAATAGTACGGTTGAAGAAAATCTTTCTACCTTTCTGATTACCTTCCAAGATGCTACACTGTACAGAAAACATCAGCTTGTCACCTTTCTTTGTTGGCTTGATCTCCATTTTATCAAAACTTACATCATAATCCCCATCCGGTACATCTTCAAACTGTGAATCGTCTGCTTCCTGAACCTCTTTCTGTAATGCGTTAAGATCAACCTGTTCATCGAATGCACTAAAATCTACTGCCATAATTTTTCACCATTTAACCTTTCTTAAAATAAATTTATGATTATAATTGCTATGATACAAGCAATACAAACCCTTGTATAATTATCCCTATTTTTCTGAATCCTGTCACCCACTGAACCGAATCCAAAGAATGCTGCCATGACTGCAAGAAAAATATTTAATGCAATCATGATCTTGTTCTTCTTCGTCTTTGACCTCTGACGTGCTGTTCAGGTGGGTTCATAGCACCGTCTAAAGGTTCAGCCGGGGTCTGTGCGTCAGCAGGTACAGGGTTGTTTTCCTGTGCAAGTCTTTTGATTCCTGCATTAAATTCTTCTCTTGTGATTACCTTCATAACCTCAACACCATCAACGATCAGGTCAACCGTATCACCCTTATGCTTCATCACATAGTTATCATCAGCCGGAACATAGAAATATGCATCTGCTTTCAGTGTGACAGATTCAGAATCAGTGTTCGTTGTACCGTCCTGAACAGGTTCAGACTTTTCAGCATTTCTTTCCTTACGTGTTCTTCTTGGTGGTTTCTGTAAATCCGGTTTCGGTACTTTATCGGCAACATCCATTGCTTCATCAAATGGTACTTCTTCCTGTCCCGGAAAAGCCTGATCAATAGCCTTGTCAACTTCATCCATGTGATCAGCAATCTTCTGTTCATTTTCTGCCTGAACTTCTGCCCTACTCTTACGTGTTCTTCCAGTCTTTTCTTCCGGTGCATCGGTTGGTGTTGCAGATTCAGCTTTTTTACCTCTTGTTCTTCTGCCTTTGCTGTCAGGTTTTTCAAGATCAGATGCAACCGCCTGATCAGCAGCATTCATTTCATCATCTGACTTGTAATCACCAAGTTCATAATAATTTCTGATCTTGTCAACAACATAATTCAGATCATTGTCAATAGCATATGCAGTGAACATTCCAAGCGGTGATTTTACGGTATCTTTTCCGCTGTTCTGTGTGTAAAAGTAATACTTGGCTTCATTCACACCAGTTCTAAGTACAACGGTAAACAGTCCTTCAATGGTGATCTTCTCACGTAACAGTTTACCAATCAGCTTAACAGTTGTAAGACCATTATCCAAAGTTTCTAAATGGGTCATATAAACGACTACAACATCATCAGGAAGGTCTTTGCAACAGTCGATGATTTCAAAATAGTTTGCACCAAAGTCATTGTACTTTTCCCACCCTGTTTCTTTGATACGGTTCATGTACGGTACGGCAAGAATGTACTGGAAGTCATCAACCACCAACAGCTTCTTACCTGCTGCACACTGTTCTTTCATGTATTTCACAATTTTTCTTGCATCTGTTTCATTGTTCAGCATTTCAAAGTGATTCTTGAACGGTAACGGTTTACCTACCGGATTGATAACCGCTGTTGTTGCCGGGTCACAATTTCTAAGGCTTGTACTTTTACCAGTACCGGATTCACCCATAATTAAAACTTTCTGTGCCATGATTATTTTTCCCCTTTCTTGAATAAGCCCATTAACTTAGTGAAAAGATTGCTTTTCTCTTTCATTGCTTTCTGCTGTGACACTTTCAAAATCTGTCTGTTCTGAAAATGTTCAGCGGTTGCAACACTGTTTCTGTAACTTCTGTGACTTCTCTGTTTGTGTTTCTTTGCACTACTCATTGATTTCATCCTCACTTTCTTTGATAACAACCTGTAATCTTGTATTATTATGCAGTGGTGTAACCTCTACTGTATAACCGTTTGCCAACAGGATTCCTACTAAATCCTGATACGCTGCTGTGATTCTTGTACCTTCGATTTCAATACAACCGCACAATCTTGACATTTCATTAAAAAAGTCATCATTTGCAGCATCAACAACACTATGCATATCATTCAGCATATATTTCAGTTCATCACGCTCGTCTTTCAAATGTCTATTTTCTTCTTTCAGCTTTGCAACTTCTGCTTCAAGAACTTCATAACTGTTTTTATTCTTCATTATTTTCACCTTCCTCTTTTACTTCATCAGTTGTTTCTTCCGACTTCACCTGATCATTGAATCTGTCAAGTTTTCCGACCTCAAGAAACTGTGCTGACCAAAAATCTGCAAAATGAATGATCACCTGCAATGGTTCTTCATGACCTTTCAGATCATACGCAAGACTACCATAAGCACCATCATGATAGAAAATAGCGTGTTCTTCTTCCTCTGTCAGATCAATATAACGTGCTGCCAGTTCAACCGATCTTAAAGGGTGGTCAATATGGCACAAATCAGAACTGATCTTGTACGGTTTACTTTCTGATCTCTTATACTTCTGTTCAGGATTTTTTTTGGTCGGTCTACCATCCTGCACCATGTTTTCAACATAATAAGGACTTCCATAACGTCCACACTTACCAAGGTCATGTAATGCTGATGCAATGATCACGCTGCTGTGAATCTTGTTATATGCTTCACTTCCAAGCAGTGTAAGACCGATCTTTTCAGCGTACTGCATGACGTTCACTGTATGCTCTAACAGTCCACCATCTTTACAGCAGTGATTTCCACCGGATGCAGGGGCATCATAAAAACCAAGTTCTTCGATGAAGTCAAGTAAATCTTCCACACCCTCACGACCTGTTGCCATTAGGCAACCTTTGAAGTACTCAATCTGTTTTTCTCTTGTCATTGTTAAATCTCCTTTTCTTCTAACTTTATTTTCCACCGCTTCTGTTCTTCAATATTGGAAAGATACCAAGCGTTAGATTTTGATTTGTGTTCATTGAACCCTTTGAACTTTTCAAAGTCATTTGGGAAAAGTAAAATCCCATATCCACCGGATTCTCTTATTTTCCTTAAGTGATAAAGCTGTATCAGTGACGGTTCACCGTTGTCTGCCTTGACTTCAATACCAAGAAAGCAACCGTCTGAACTTACCAGTAAATCAGGAATACCGCTTTTTGTGTAAGCTGCACCACCCCAGTATTTGAGCCACCAACAACCATATTCCTCAAGGTATTTTTTAACCCTGTTTTCAAAATTCTTTTCTGCTGCTATAAAAAATCAACTCCATTATCTTTATTTGCATATCCGATCAGTGACAGTACCAAAAGATTGAATGCCATAATTGCATATGGTTGCCATGATATGATGTAATCAATGTATACAATCCAGTACATAAGACTTAACATGTTAAAAAAGATAATTGTCTTAATAACAAAATTCTTAAAATGTTTTTTGATGTACTTCCATACCCGGCACATCATACAATTATGTGAACAATTCATCAGTTAGTTCCTTTCCTTCCTGCAATGCTGCAAGATTCTTTTCTTCAAAACTTCCCTTTACCAGTAGGTAATAGTAGTAACATGGTCTGTTCTGACCGATTCTGTGTATACGCTTCTTTGACTGTTCCCAAAGATCACAAGACCCTTTTCCAAGTGGCAACGTAAAGTACACAATCTTATTTGCTTTCTGATAGTTACCACCCATTGCCCCTGCTTGGTACTGAACAAATGTGACACTGTTATCTACACATTCATATGCATACATTGAACGTCCTGAACCATTTACAAAACTGACTTCCCTGTTGAGTGATTCACATATTTTTCTAAGTCTTGTCAGTTCTTCATTGAAGTTATAAAACACAATCAACCGATCTTCTGTTGATTCCAGTAAGTCCCTGAATGCTTCCAGTTTTTCCTTATGCCATTGACCGCACAGCTGTCTACAATATAATGTTTTGGTCAGGCTATTATCACCTATCAACTCAACCCTTGGTGTCACATCTTCACCTTCAAAACCTGAATCATCTTTGAATCTGACTAAGTTCCTTGTATCAAGTTCCAAGTAATTGTGTTTGATGAAAAACTTATATTCATTTGTGATCTTCAAGAAAATTTTCTGTTCAGTCTGTTCAGGTAGTTCAATCACTTCTTCTGTTTTCATGAATACTGCACCAAACTGTGTGAGTCTTTTCTTCAAATGCTCAACGTGCTTATATCCTGTGATTACTTCTTTCTTATACCCATCACCGTTTTCAATCCATTCCGTCTGAACATAGGAAGCATAAAAGGCTTTCTTGTTAATGTCCCAACCTAACAACTTAAGCTGTGACCACAACCGTTCATACTTTCCTGCTGTTGGTGTACCTGACAGCAAGATCACGCTTTCCGGTTGTAACTTCAATATGAATTTTGACCGTTTAGCGTTTTCATTGCATATAAGGCTTGATTCATCAAGTAACAATGTAAAGTCTGTTATATGGGCTATATACTTGCGTCTGAATACCAAATCATAGTTAATTACACCGACAATCTGAATGTTCTGATCATACAGGTCTTTGGTTTCAACCAATGTTCGGAAGTTCACACCTTCACTTTTCTTGGTCAAGTCCATAACTCTGTATTCCGGGTAATACGTTTTCATGTGATCAACCCAATCATCAACCTTTGACTTTTGGCATACGATCAGATTTACCGTATTGTTCAGCAAGTACATTTTTTCAGCCCCTACAAAAGTTTTACCAAGTCCCATATCTAAGTAATAAGCACACCTGTTTTTATCATCAGTCAGGTTCAGCACTTCTTCCTGATGGGGCATGAATTGAAGATCATTCATCTACCTTAATGCCTGTACACTGTTCAAAGATTTCAGCATCAAAGTTTGGTATTGACTTAATGTAATTCTTCTGAAAGTCTGATAAGCTGCCCCACCATAACTGACCACATTCAGATTCATTAAGCACTTTGAGATAACCGCCTGTTGTTTCATAGGTCGGATTTGCTGCCTTTTCTTCATCAGTCATATCTTCTTCATACACCCATTCAACAACGTCTTTTGGTATCTGATTCAGTAAATATCTTGCATCTGATCTCAACCAATCGTTATAGGTTATATCTGACGGTTTATTGAACAGCGTGATCTTCTGTTCTTCTGTATTAAAACAACCAGTATTGAAAGAAGATTTGTTCCAGTCCCCGGTGTTCCTGTTCCCGGTGTTCCTGTTCCCGGTGTTCCTGTTCCCGGTGTTCCTGTTCCCGGTGTTGCAGAGTCCTGTGCAATCCTTTCCAGTATTTACGATTGTCAAAAGTTCTTGCCAAGGAATTTCACGCACGATCTGAATTTTGTTAGTGCATGATTTCTTACCGTCTGTATCTACTTCACCAAGTGCAATAACTTCTGCAACCCTATTTTCAGAATTAAAACTGTAATAGCTAAAACAGTCAGCAGCTTTTTCACAAGAATGAAAACCTCTATCACAACAGCTTGGCTTAACATCTTCTTCAAAGATTTTTCCTACCTCATACTGAAAACCTCTACAAGTCCAGTCAGGATTGAATACTTTATAACCTTTAACTTCACTCATTTTCTTTCACCTCTCTATACTGTAATTCCTTCAATCTCTGCAAAACGTTTTGCGTTGATGAAGTACACCCACCTGTTATCAGATGTATGAATAGCGTAACCCCAAGGAAAAACCCCTTGCTGTAAACCCTTGCGAACTGTGTTGTGGTTCATCTGCAACAGCTTTGCAGCCTTTTCCACATCTAACCGGGGAATTACCCCATTTCTTAATTCAGCAGTTGGAAGTACAACCACCTGTTCATCAGATTTTGAAAAGTAATCTGATTCAAGTCCAAGTGCTACTGCAATAGCACTCTGAACATCTTCTGACGGTATCTGTTTACCTGAAAGATACTGACTGACAGAACCTTTACTTTTTCCAGTCATACCGCACACCTGACGTTGATTCAGGTGTAATTCTTGCATAGCCTGTTTTAACTTTTCACTGAATGTCATCTTGTTTCACTCCTTTGTTGGTAGATAATTTATCTACTTTTTAGGCAAAAAAAATCTTGTTTGCTTCTTCATTCGTCAACTTCAAAAGTTCTTTCAACACTTTAATTTCAGACGCTTTGAACTCTGTTTCATTGTTGACTTTCTTCATCAATCCATAATAAGTCAAACCGCATTTTTCAGCTAAGAACTGTAACTTATAACCTGATTCATCAATTTTCTGTCTTAACAGTGTTGTGTTTGTCATATTAGTTCTCACCACCTTCTGTTGTTGGGAATGGGCTTTTATTGTACTGTCTGTGTATTCTGATCATGATTCTGTCACCCGGTAATTCCTTGCGGTCAACAATGCTGTATTCCTGTTTCTTTGCTTCAATATCAGCAATGTAACGATCAAGTTCAGATGCAGAATCAAATTCAAGCATCAGATCAATACAACCTGCAATTACTTTCTTCATTTGCACAACCTTCCTTTCCGATTAGCAGCCCTTTTATAAATGTTGCCTGTTATGGGGTGGTTTTATTTTTCAGGGAATCACACACCAAGAAACCCTTATCAGATTTCACACTAAAACCTGTAAACTTGCTGTCCTACTATAGAATTTTTATAGCGTGTTTTTCTATGAACCGCTGAACAGTTTCACATTAAAACTGAACAAAACCTGTCAACCACTACATAACAGACAACACTTATAAAAGAACTGCTATCTTATTTTTGACCTACCATCATCAGTACCGGATGGTCATTCCCGGCAGACGGTCATTACTGACCGTTTCGGCTTATATCTGTTTTCCACCCTTAAAGGTTGCTACTGTAAAATATCCGTCACTTATTCGTTCACGATATACACAAAAATCACCAGTAACGATTGCACGTTTTCCGATCTTATCCATTACCATGTAGAAAATATCAGGGTGGTGCAAACTCATTTGTTCAGCTTCTTTCATTTTCTCTTCTACACTAATTTTCACGCAAAAACACCTCTAAACAATTATCAACTACTCTCATATCAACGACAACTTTATCAAGCAATTCATCAGATTCTTTATGATCAAGATAATATTCCGGGTAATGCTCTGATGAAAATTTCATACCATACATTGTCACAACTAATCTGATCTTAGTATTCTGATCTAACGTCATTAAAACAGCATTAAATTTCATAATCCAAACCATCCTTTCATTCCTTTGGTTTTTACCTGCTGCAACAGGTTGTTATATTACAGGCGGTTTCATTCGTTAGGTGCTTCACATGACCGCCTTGCAAGTCGGGGAACTTGCACACCTTCCGGCTACCCTGATCTGATCCCGGTTAATTATATGGGTGTTTCATTTTTTGTATTGGTTCAGTTCCAATATTTTCAGAACAAAGTACTGTGTCCTCTCGCTTGTTGATTCTTCCGTTTAACTGCTTCTTGGTTAAGGAGTAAAGTCACTATTGGCTAGTGCTAAACTGTTTTCTTCAATTAGTACAGTTCACTTTGCTTTCTTGTCCTACAGTTCCTACTTTCTTCAACTGTTTTGCCGGGTCATGTTTATTCTTCACACACTCTGTCTGTCATTCTCACAGCCTAACTACCATGTTACTTGTGTGTAGCCCTATCGATTCACCCAGTCTTTCCTGCTTGCTTTGTTCTGTTTTTGAAGTAGATGTTTTATCTACTGACATCATAATACATGATGGTAGATAGAATGTCAACAGTTATTTTGAAAAAACTTGAAAAAAGTTGATATTTAATCTATTTCATGGTATTCTTTACTTATAAACAAGGAAAGGAAGGTAATCTTAATGAGTATAGGTCAACGTATAAAAAGTAGACGTGAAGAATTGGGAATGTCACAGGAAGATCTTGCACACCGGATTGGTTATAAAAGTAAATCATCTATAAATAAGATTGAACTTGACATACAACAATTAAGACAATCTAAGATCAAACAGATTGCAGATGCACTTGAAACTACGACAGATTATATTATGGGTTGGTCTGAAAAGAAAAACGATGAACCAAAAGAAAAGCATGATATTACTTATCTTATTAAAAATCAATATGGTTCAGATGTGTATGAACTTGTTCAGTTATATTCAAAACTGAATGAAGCAGGTAAAAACAAAATCATGGAAGAACTTCGTGATACTGCTGCATTACCAAAATACACCGAACCTGTAAAAAGGGATGCTCAAAAAATGGCATAATATACCAAATTTGGGAAAATCAGGAAAATATTATAATTGTAGACTTTAGAAAGGATGGTTGATCATGGGATTTTTAAGAAGTACAAAAGGCTCTATCATTAGTGACTATTTCCAGTTACAGGAAGATATTGCAGGTTTTTCAAAAGGTTATATGTATGACGTTGCGTTGTATGATGATCATTTAGAAATTACCTCAATGCAGAAACGCAAGCTATTACTTAATTATGATCAGATTACAGATGTGTTCTATGGTGGAAAGACTGAACTCATTCAAAAACCAAAGTCTGTGATCGGTAGGGCTGTAGTTGGTGGGGTAATATTTGGCGGTGTTGGTGCAATAGTTGGTGCTGCATCCGGTACAGGTACAAAAACCGGAAAGAAAACACACCTGTATTTTATCATCAGTTACACCAGTTCAGACGGTGAAGATAAATATATACAGTTTGAAGATACTAGAATGTACAAAGGTCTTAAGCTATCTAAAAGGCTGAAAGAACTTACACACGTAGAATCAGCACCTACAGGTGACATTCAACTTTAACGGTTACGGTTGGTTACGGTTACACTTAAAATCTATATCTTATATATTTTACTTTTTTTTATATTTTTATTTTTTTATTCATATAAGCGTTATATAAAGAACTTGTAACAAACCGTAGATAAGTGTAACCGCCTTGTAAATCAAGGTAATATAACTGTAACCTAAACCGTAACTAAAGCGTAACCAAGTGTAACCAGTAAAAAAAGACCCCAACCGTTGCAGCGGTCAGGGTCAGGCAAAACCAAACCAAAGGAATGAAATGATTTGGACTATGCAAAAACCATTATAGCATTCATTCCTTATGGTTTCAATGAAAGGAAGTGCTATTTATGCAAGGTGGAGTAAGAAAAAGAGGTACAACATGGTCATATTATTTTGACCTTGGAAAAATTGACGGTAAAAGAAAGAAAAAAGAAAAGGGTGGATTCAGAACCAAGAAAGAAGCTGAACAGGCATTGACTGCTGCTATGAATGAATACAATAATGCCGGGACTGTATTTGAACCGACAGAAATAACGGTTGCTGATTACCTGAATCAGTGGTTTGATCTGTACTGTAAGACCAATCTGAAATATAACACCCAAGTTGGGTATTTAAGAATTATTCAAGGGCATTTAATTCCAAAGTTCGGTGTATACCGCCTAAAAGCAATCACTCCGGCAGTATTACAGGAATATGCTGTTGAACTTAAAATGAACGGTAATTCAAAAAGTCATTTAGTTGGTATTTTGTCTGTATTCAGTGCTGCACTGAATTATGCAGTTGAACCAATGCACTATTTACAGTCTAACCCCATGCAATATGTGAAATTTCCAAAGGTTGAAAGAAAACCACGTGAACGAATTGTACTGACATTAGATGAATGGTGTAAAATTCGTGACAGATTTCAAAACACCCGGTACTATATACCTTTAATGATCGGATTTTATACAGGCTTACGAATATCAGAAACATTTGGTCTTACTTGGGATGATATTGATTTTGATAAAAGAAAAATATCTGTAAATAAGCAGATTGTAAAACGTAACTTTGGGGCAGATGTAAGAAAGGTTGTTGAAAAGAAAGGTAAGAAAGAACAGCGTTCATCTTGGTACTTTACTACACCAAAAACATTTACTTCTGTTCGTGAAGTCCCTTTTGGTGAAACACTATATCAGGCATTGAAAAAGGAAAAGGCTGAACAACTCAAGAATGAAATGAAGTATGGGGAATATTACACGATTCATGTTAAAAAGATTGAAACTGATGAAAAAGGTAATGACATGATCAGGGTTGTACCTATTCAAAAATGTGTTGAAAGTCCACTACAGCGTATTAGGTTGGTGTGTGTTGATGAAAACGGTCAGTATACTTCCACTGATTCATTTAAGTATTGCAGTAGAGTTATACACCATGAAATGCATCTTGCCTTTGATTATCACAGCTTAAGGCATACACACGCAACACTGTTGATTGAATCCGGTGCTGATGTTAAAAATGTTCAGACACGATTAGGACACACCAACATAGAAACCACATTGCAGACCTATGTGCATGATACAGAAAAAATGGCTGAACGTTCTGTTGATCTATTTGAAAAAATCACACAAGTAAAAACGTCATAAATAAAAATAGTGGGAGTGAATCCGCTGATTGTTCAGCGTGTTCACTCCCTTTTCTTTGTTTAGTGGTGATTTTAAAAATTACGGTGGCAAATGGGTGGCAAATCGACTGAATCCCACTCATAAAAGCCTGTAAAACCGCTTATTTACGTGATAATAAACAAACTGTTTCCACATGAAAGGTATGCGGGAACATATCTACTGGTTGGCAATGTGTAATTGTATACCCGTGTTCATTCAAATACTTAGCATCTCTTGCTTGAGTGGCTACATCACATGAAATA